CGTCCGTGGTTGGGTCTGCTGTGCTGGCCTTGACCCTGGTGAGTGCGCTTCGGGCGACCGAGCTGGTGCTCCACTCGCCCTAGGGCGGTTTTGGATTTGACGGCCATGACTATACGGCGGTGTACTAAAGAAGAACCGCAGTATGGATGGTACTACACCGCCCCGATCGTGGCATCTATTGGTAGACCTGTGACTGTGAAGTCTATGGATACTTCTACAGCTGCATCGTTGGATGCTTGGACTGTTGATGAGTTGATGAGTACGGTGGCTTCAAATACTCTTGAAGAAGTAAGTTGTAGTTCGATGGTGTGGGTGGTTGTGGGAGAAAGTGTAGTTGTGCGAAGGGTGTTGGCTACGAGGAGTTGACTATCTAGGGTGCCTGCGGCATTTTCGTAGTAGAGGGCTACGCAGGAGCCGGACCACTGTTGGCGCCCGAAGACGTAGGTGCGTGCTTGTGCGTTGACTGTGGTGGTTTCAATTACTTCTGCACTGGATTGCAGTTGCCAGGAAACTATTTTGGCGATGCGTGTTCCATTTACAAGTAACGCGCCGTCAATGCCTGTGTAGTAACGGTTTGAGGCCACGGCGCTACAGACTGATACAGTTCAGTTTAGGGACTGGACGCCGTACCACCAGCCAGGGTGGCTGTAACGGTGGAGGCCAGGCCGGCAGATGCTGCTGGCACCACAGCTGGCACGCTGATAAGGCTGATTGAGACGTTCACGTAGCCGGCGGTTAAATGATCTTCCTGCGGCTGTGCGGCGTAGCGCCAGTGCGTAGAGGTTGGCACCAGATCGGTAAAGCTGGTGTGGCCGGCCCACGCTTCAGTGCTGAGCGGAAAGGCGATGTAGCCGCCCTGCTGCGCGCGGTAGTGATCACGCAGCAGCTTGGCCTGAGCCTGCGTCAGTGCAGCGAAGCCCAGTTCAAGGATGTGGCTGTAGGCGGTGGTGCCATGCCGGAAGCGGATGCTGCCACCACCGAAGCCCTTCTCCTCGGTGACGGGGAAGGTGCCCATGCTGTAGCGGCGTGTGGCCGGCTCCAGTGCCGGGAAGGTGGCCATCAGTTCTGCAGCGTGATGACGCTGGCGCCCAGGCTGAAGGTTGCAGAGCTGCTGCTGACATCAGCGCCGAAGTCCACATAGCAGACCAGTTCATCAGCACTGCTGGCGCCGCCGCGTGATTTGTAGATCACAGCAGCCCTGGCGGTGATGGTGCTGCTGGCCCAGTTCACAGCGGCAAAGCTGAGGGTGACGCGATCGTTGGCGGTGTCCTTGGTGACGGTGCAGGCGCTGGTGACGCCACCAGCGGTGTAGCCGGTGCCGCTGACTTCGTTGGTGACATCATCACGCTTGTCGTGCGTGTCCTTGTTCGGACTGTAGGCCGATGAGACCAGCATCACCTTGAAGGTATCGGTGTCCGCGTCGATGGCACCACGGGCCATGTCATCAACGAATGAGTTGTAGATCAGGGAAGCCATAGTTGATGCTCAGATGAATTCATTCTGCCGAGATGGCAGGCGGCTGCGGCCAGGTGATGTCAAATGGGTTGGGCGCATCGGCCAAGTCGCGCAGGGCCTGGCGGTAGGTAGCCCAGGCGTCACGATCAGCGCCGAGGTCATAGTCAGCAATCTGCGTCCAGTCGCTGGCCTTCAGCAGCTCGATGCGCCGCTGGCGGATCTTGGCGTATTGCGCCTGCAGCTCATCGAAGTTGTAGGGGCGCACCAGGAACTGCGTGCCGTCCCAGTCGATGGTCTCCAGCTTCGGGTTGCACTCGGGGCGCTCGAACGGGCCGGTGTAGCCCGCACGCTCCAGCTCGTCAGGCGTGAAGGTGCTGGCGTCGGTGCGGGTGCTGCCGTCCGCAAAGCGGATGCGGTGCGGCAGGGGCGCTGGAAGTGTGGCGTTGTGGGAGTAGAGGGTCATGCGTCAGGGAATGGCGCAGTAGGTGCAGTGAAGTTGGCGGTGTAACGGGCGACGCCTTTTGTGATCCTTAAATCATCCATATAGCCATCAAAAAGTACACTACCACTGCCCATGACAGTGGTGGGAGTCAATGTGCTGCTATGAGTAGCAGTCGCGTATAGGGTTCCACCTCCGAATAAACGCAAGGTAGAGCCGGATCTTGTCAGGGCCAAATGATGCCAACTACTGCCTGACAATCCTACGGCAAGGTTGTCAAATATCTCGACACCTGCATTGTATAAGTAAAACTGGTAAGGTTTGCTTCCGTCCTGGTTTATTTCTATTCTTGAATTAGCGGCGGCCAGGTTGAATAATCTGCCGCGATTTGCCAAAGCATATAACCAAAACTCAATAGTGAAATCACCTGTCAGTTGCAGCAGGCTCGTTGAAGGCAGCGCCAGTTGATCGTTGGTGGCACTGGTTGACCGATATGCGCCGGTGCCATATTTGACAACATCTGTGCTTATCTTGGCGTTATTGCTAGGAGTCACCGTTAGAGCGTTTGCGCTGCTGTCGGTGAAAGTAGTGCTGTTATTCGCCCCATCCATGTGAAGCAACAGCGACACACTGGCAAAGTCAGGATCCGTGGTTTGAACAATCGGCCAAATCCCTGCCCTTTGTGCCACGCTCTGCTCATTCTGAAACCACAGTCCCGATGCCGAGCTGGTTGCAGGCGTCCGTCTGACGCCCATCAAACCGCCGTTAAAGCCGAGCATCAGCTGATGTCCTCATAGGAGATGACCAGCTCCAGGTCGCTGGCAGCGCTGGCTTGGGCGCGGAGGCTGTGGCCTTCCTCCAGGTAGATGTAAGCCTCGCGGGTGACCAGCACCTGCGTGGCATCCGCTGGCACGGCGATGGTCTTGCCGATGGCGAAGCCGGTGGTGCCGTTGTAGTGCTCCAGGCTGATGTCGGCTGTTGCTGCGCCGTCCACGTTGGCGCAGTAGACCGAGTTGACCTTCAGCACCTTGCCGCTGCTGGAGCTGTTGGTAAGCGCCGCAGCCATGGTGGTGGTGACGGCGTAGCCCACGGTTTTGCCGGTGACCGTCGTGACCGAGCTGCCGCTTTTGATGTTGGGGGCTGCCATGAATCAGTCCCAGACGGTGTAGGGGTCTTCATCCCAGTATAGGAATGAAGAGAAGTCGTAACCGCCACCATCGGCAACCACAGACGCTGCGCCATCTGCCAGGGTGATTGTGATGCTCTGCTGCAGGCCGTTGGTTGAAGTGGCGCTGCCGAATGCCAGCGTGATGATCACTGCCAACTCAGCGCCACTGGCAAACGCACCATCAGGCGGTACGGTTTCAAGTGCCAGCTCGACGTTGTAGCGCCCGCAATAGACATCATCTACGGTTGGCGCTTCCGTGTACCGCCAGCGGTAGTCCGTCAGCTGGTAGTCGCTGATGGTGGTGACGCCGCTCCAGATGCTCGATGGCAGCGTGAAGCTTTCAAAGCCGCCAAACTGGCCTTGGTAGTGACTGAGGATGCTGAGCATGTCAGCTTCAGCCAAGGCGATGAAACTCAGCCGAACTGAGCTGCTCAGCATCACATTGCTATGGCGCACGCGATTCTGCAGGCCGTTGTAGGCGGTAAACGGCGTGTGCGGATACTCGCCTGGCGTGAAGGCGCGGGTGGCTGGCGTTAGCGAGGGAAAAGTAGCCATCAGATTGGCGTATTAACTATGCCAAACATCTCAGCCCCAACGGATGTTGAAGCAATGATGTAGTCATTGAAAGACGTGCTATAAACCCACACTCTCCACCTATTGCTCGGCGGCGGTTGATAGAAGATATAGCCGGGGCGCGTTTGACTAAATCTAGGCGGTGGGCCAGTGCCGACGGCACCAGACCACGTAACCGTATAATCTCTGCTCAGCAATCCTGGTTGAACAACAGTCGAAGTGCCTTGAACTCTGCCATCAGCGCAAGTCGTGACCGATGTGTAGATAGAGCCTTCGTCGCCTACTTTGATAAGCAGCACTCCTTCTACTCCCAGCCAGGATGGAATCTCAGTACCAGTTCCGTATGTAATAACAGGGCTTCCGCCGCCACCTGGGTACTCAAGCGTTGTAATCAGGGTGCCATCCTTATACCACTGCACTGTTTTTGGGTCATCGCCGCAGAATCCGGGACTTGGATTAAGCCCGACGCCAGCGCGTGGTATCTCGCCAAGTGGCGAGGTGACGGCTGGAATTGACACGCCATCGAATCCATCATCAGCATTGCCGGTGTCGCCAGTCGGCGCCGAATCATCAAAGCCCAACCCGCCACCGCTAGGTGATAACTCCAGCGGGTCAGCACCATCAGCAGCTGTGAACGTTTCAGCCGGGATGGTGTTATCACTGCTGGAGTTCACATCACAGCTGACGCCGGTGCGACCGCTTGGCAGGATGATGCCGGTGCCGACAGCAGCAGCCACATCCAATGCGATCAGGCTGCGGCCTTGGTCGTCGATCGGGAAGTGCGTGGCCTCATAGCTCACATCGCCCGCCAGCGTCTTGGTGATGCGCTCCACCTGGTAGAGGTAGTCA